TGTTCATCCGTCACAATCCTACAAAAAGGCCCCCCGAAAAGGGGGGCCCCGGCCCCCGGCCCCCGTCTCTTGTGCCGACCGACCGTCGGCCCAGTAACCCCAGCCCGACGGGCTGGGGCTGGGCGCGAGGCGCTACATGAGCCAAGCGAAGGTGCGAACGGTCGAGACGCGCTTGTGCGCGTCGAACGCGTCGCGACCGTGCAGCGCGACATACTCGGCCTTGTTCGGCGGCGTCTCGCGCTGGGTGAGCGAATAGGTCGCGACGCCCTCGGCGACAGCGTCGGCCTTGGCCTTGTCGAGCGCGTCGGTCGCATGCTTGACGAGGCGTTGCAGCGCGTCAATCTCGGCGCGAAGAACGGTCGCGAGGTTCGCGTTATCGTGCATCGCGTCGACAGTCTCGGCGGCGATGTAAGCTCGTATCACGGGTGCAAGCATTGTCTGTTCTCCTATGGGTGGAGCCCCCGCCTTGCGACGGGGGCGGTGGCATTACTTGTCGCGGTTCAGGTCATAGGTGAAGGCGCTTAGGGCGCGTTCCATCGCCTCTTTGCGGATGGCGCCGAGGCGCTCAGCAAGCGTGCTCGCGGCATACTTGCGTTCGAAGCCCTCGGCATTCATTGCAAGCTCGGCGAAGGACTTAAGATCGGCAAGATCTTGGAGCGTGACAGCAACTACCACCGGCATATGCTCCTCGCTCGCATAACGGATTTCCATTGTTCTGTTCTCCTATAAGGGCGGCGCGCCAATCGCGACCGCCTGCATCCTTCCTAAAGGAAGGCGTCGGGGGCGTCAACAAGAAAAGCACAAGCCCCTTGCACTTTTCTTGTTGACTCGGGCGCGGCCTTTCAATAGAAAGGTGACAGGCGGTCGCATGGCGCGAGCGCCCATATAGGAGAACAGACCAATGCCCAATCCGTTCGGAAAATCACGCCCAGTCGACAAGCCCTATGCAATCTATGAGAGCTCGCGCGGGTGGACCTGGCATGTATGCAAGACATACAAGAGCCCCGCGAGCGAGGCGAAGGACCAGTATGCCCGTTGGTTCGTCTGGGCGACGTCGCCCTACACGGGCGGCTCGTTCGAGGGCGGCGACACCTACCGGCGCGACGTCATGAACCTCGGCCGCCTTGTCGCGGCCGATCCGGAGTGGATCGCGGCATACGGGGGCCGAGACGTCCCGTCGGTCGCGGACTACCTCGAGACGCGCGTCGCCTGACGCGCCGGTGCGCGGCCCTCGCAAGGGGGCCGCCATCCCGCGCGCCAGCGCCCAGGGCCGAGACGCCAGGCGCCCAGGCCCCAGGACCGCCCAGCCCAGCACCTCGAACCTAGACCGCCCGGGCCCCGCGCCTCGGGCCTCAATCGATTGAGACCCGACCCGACCCGACCCGACCCGACCCGACCCGACCGGCGGCCCTGGTGCAAGCCCCGACCCCGACAAACAATCCACTTGTGCCCGACTTGTGGAGTGTGCTATCGTGCAAGTGGGCAATCCTGCCCGGTACACTAGACAAGGATAGACCATGCGAGGCATCATCTATCAAGGCCCGAGCCTATATGACGGCGCGCCAATTGTCGTGATCGCGACCTATTCGGACCGCAACACAAAGACGGGCGCCGTGGTGCAGACCTATATCCTACGGGCCGATATGAATCCGCTTGAAGCAAGCAAGACGGGCGACGACGTGTCGATTTGCGGCAGCTGCCCGCATCGCGGCACACCGACATCGGATCCCGCGCGAAAGCAGGCGAAGGGTCGGACCTGCTATGTCAACCTCGGGCAGGGCGTGCTTATAACGTGGCGGTCCTATCAGCGGGGCGTTTATCCCGACGCGCAATCGCCAGAGGCACGGCGCGCAATCGGACGCGGCAATATCGTGCGCATTGGCACCTATGGCGACCCTGCCGCCGTTCCTGCGCACGTTTGGGACGAGCTTCTAGCAGAAACGGCCGCGCATACGGCATACACCCACGCGTCAGGGTGGCGCCCTGATCTCGCGATGCAATCGGCCGATACTCTCGAGCAAGCGCAAGCGCACTGGCAAGCCGGGCGCCGAACGTTCCGCGTGCTCGTCGACCTTGGCGACATAGACCCGTCGCGCGAGGTCCTATGCCCCGCCAGCAAGGAAGCCGGGCGCCGCACAACATGCGCCGCGTGCAAGCTCTGCGCTGGCACCGCAACCCGCTCGCCCAAGTCGGTCGCAATCGTCATGCACTAGCGCGACAGGGGCGCCCGATCAGGGCGCCCCACCGCCCGCGACAGGCGCGCCCAAGTCGTTCGCAAACTCGGGCCCCGGTCCACGATCCTCGGTCCGAGGATCTCGGTCCCGACCCGACCCCGACCCGACAGCCCCGACCCGACCGGCGTAGTGCCCGACAACCTCGGACCTAAGCGCATCCCACGCAGCCCGACAGTTCCCGACTACCGCCAAGGCCCGACAGCCAAGGCCCGACTGCGCCAACTCAAGCGCCGAGGACCCGGGGTATAAATGAATGTTATTGGTACGGGGGTCTTTTACTAAGAAAAATGATAGCCCTCCTCGGGCATAATGGAGCGTATGCCACGCGACTTGGTACTTTGACACTCTGGCCTGATTACGGTCGGTTACCTTGAGCTCGAGCCAGAAGGGCAGGCCACCGAGCATGCTATAAACGTCAGGAGTGCCGAGTCCGACCTTGTTTTCAAGGCGCATCACGAACCCATCCTTGGGAACGTTAGTCCTCAGAGTGTTCCAGAAGTTGGCCTCTGGGCCTTTTGCCATTGGTCACATCCTTGGCGGTGCCCTCGATGGTGAAGGCGGTGGGGAATTTGCGCTGCAGGTCCATGAGACGCGCGGTAATCTCTTCGCGCGAGAGTTGATCCAGCGTGTTGATTGTCTCGCGACGGTCGATGGTCAAGCCGCCGAGTGCTGACCGGAGCTTCTCAGCGTTGATCGCAGCGGAGTACTGGTTCGCCTCTTCCGCGCCGCGGGACAGTTGATGCAGTCGCTCGAGTTGCCCCATGAGGGTGACGCCGAACCGGCGCTCTCGCTCTTCGCGAAGTTCGTTGACGTACTCAACCACATGGGGAAAGGTCCTGCCATCCAGAAGTTTGGACGCGTAGACCACAGCGGTGTCCGGGGAGTATCCCGCGCGACGGGCGCACTCGCCGTTGGTCATCGTCCCCTGAATGTAGAGTTCAGCAAAGGTCTTTTGTCTTGGGGTCAGTACGCGCCCGCTCTCCTCTTCGATCCGCTCCTCGATGCGGCGCAGTGCAGACGTCTTCTTGCGAGGGGTTTCAGATGCCACAGCGACCTCCTTTCGCGGCGTTCCACAAGCACCATACAACAGCCCGAGGCGGCAGTCGAGTTCCCCTATAAAGGGTGTTCCAGCCAGATTTCAGGTTTCCAAAAAGTGAAAAATGCGGCGCTGGCTGGACTAGCAACTCGCTGTCTTACGCTTCTGCCGTAAGAGAAAAACACCCATGTAAGAGCGTTTGTAAGAAAAATGTCTTTGTTTTCCATGCACTTACAGCGAAAAACAGCCATTTTTACCGTATTTACCGCAAATCCGCGTGCGTTCACGCGCGAACACCAAATCTCTGGCAAAACTGCTTATATAGGCAACTCAGGTCCAAGGTCCGAGGACCCCGCTGCGAGCCCCCTGGTCCAAGGTTAACGCTCCCCGGTTACCGGTTAACGGTTAACGGTTAACCCTCCCCTGTTAACCCCCTTGACGCCCTCCCCGCCCCTTGCTACAAGTTCTCCACAACATCTACACAAGACCAGAGGAGAAGAGAGATGAGCTTCAAGGATTTCTGCGGCATCCACTTTGCCAACGGATACGACAAGAACGCTGTTGCCAACGAACTCTTTGCGCGCGTTGGCAACGAAGTCGGGGGCGCGGCATGGGCGGATGTCACCAAGGCGCCTTCTTTTGCCGACTACTGCGACGCTGTTGAACTTCTTGACGCGTGATGGGGGTGGACATGACCAAGTTCAAAGTGATCCACAGCCACACCGTCGACGGAGATCGCACGTCGGAGATCTACGACACCGAGCGCAAGATGACGCTGGCCGGTGTGCGCACCGATGGCGACCTGTGGCGCATAGTCGGCGCAGGTGCTGTTGAAGGAGCTCGCCAGTATTTGCATCTCGCCTCGACGACCCGATTCCACCAGAAGCGCAACGGTCGCTGCCCGGTCCAGATGTGCGCGTGGATCGACCTGAATGACCTCACTTCGCACCAGCACGCTTTTTGAGGAGACCAGACATGACTGATATCGACAGCCTGACCTTCCCCTGCTTCTACACCGAGTGCGCCTATCGCGACGGGGTTCGCGACCAGCGCGAGGGCAATTGCAGGAGCGTGCCCAGCTACATGCGGCATGGTGAGTTCGAGCCGCTGGGCTACGGCTGGTACCTGCGCGGCCGCAAGGCTGCTGAGCTGGGGCTGGTGGCATGAGGGTTCTGGTTGCCTGCGAATACAGCGGCCGCGTGCGGGATGCTTTCCGTGCGCTCGGGCATGACGCGATGTCGTGCGATCTTCTGCCGACCGAGGTCCAAGGTCCGCATTACGAGGGCGATGTGTTCGACATCATCGACGACGGTTGGGATTTGATGATCGCGCATCCGCCTTGCACGCATCTGGCGGTGAGTGGCGCGCGGTGGTTCAAGGACAAGGTTGCGGAGCAGGCCGAGGCGCTGGCGTTTGTCCGGCGTTTGCTGGACGCGCCCATCCCGATGATCGCGCTGGAGAACCCGATCAGCATCATCAGCAGCCGGATCCGTCGCCCTGATCAGATCATCCAGCCGTGGCAATTCGGGCATGGCGAGACGAAGGCGACGTGCCTTTGGTTGAAGGGATTGCGGCTGCTGGAGCCGACGAACGTGGTTGATGGTCGCGAGGCTCGCGTTCACAAAATGCCACCGTCGCCTGATCGGTGGAAGGAACGCAGTCGGACGTACGAGGGCATTGCGGCTGCGATGGCCGCACAGTGGGGAGGTTTGTGATGCTGACTAAGTGGGTCCAATGTCCGAGTTGCGAGGGCCGAGGTGAGGTTGAGTATGAGGTTGCGGTCCCGATGGGGTTCTCGAACCCGTACGGTTACCTGACTTCGGAGTGGGATGTGTGCGACCACTGCCGTGGGCGTGGTGAGATTGAGGTGGATGATGACGCAGACGACGAGTGAGCTTTCGTGGTTGCGGACGAAGGTTACCAAGCAGCGCAGTGAGATTGCGCGATTGGAGCAGGTGGTGGCTCGGCTGTCGGTGGAGAAGGCGGAGTTGCTGCTGGACCTGAAGATGTACAAGGCGGAGTTGGAGAGGAGGGACTGATGAAAGAGACGTTTGAGGTGTTCTACGAGATCGTCGGGGTCAACTCGGACACGGGCCAGTCTACGACGCGTCTGGTGTGGGGGATTGGTTCGACGAAGCGCGCGGCGGGCGTTGTTCGTCGGCTGCGTCGGTCGAAGTACGACCAGATCGAGGCAAATCTGGTTCATGTTCGCCGCGACAAGATGCCGTGGCTGTTGGTTGAAGAGTATGAGGGACCGTGATGGCGAAGTGGGCTGAACCGAGGACCGGGGACCTGTTGGCTGCGCTGCACAGGATCGAACGTGTGGCGGACATCATCATGAACGACAGGACGGGTGGGCACCAGTGGAACGCTGCTCGTGCGAACGAGATCAAGGAGCTGGCGCAGATGGCTGCGCGCATGGTGCAGGGGCCGTTGGACAATGGGAAATGAGCAAGTCGCTTGGCACTTCACTAGAGACACCCTTCGAGATGGTTCTCCCATCCCTGCGGCTGGCGAGACGCTGATCTACAAGGGCAGGATTGAACTGTGTGAGAGTGGCTACCACTGGTCGCTTAAACCGCATCAGGCGCTACGCTATGCCCCCGGCAACCGGCTGCACATGGTGCGGTATGGTGGCGAGGTGCTTACGGGTCACGACAAGGGTGTGTCGTCAGAGCGAACGATCCTTGCCACGACTGATGCCGAGCCACTGCTTCGTCGCTTTGCTGCCGATCAGGCGCTGTCTGTGGCTCACCTGTGGGACATGCCAGAGGTCGTAAAGGAGTATCTGACGACGCTGGACGGCAGCAAACAGGCCGCTGCTAGGGCTACTGCTGCTCGTGCTGCTGATGCTGCTTGTGCTTGGGCTGCTGATGCTGCTTGTGCTTGGGCTGTTGTTGCTGCTGATGCTCGTGCTGCTCGTGCTGCTGCTGCTGATGCTCGTGCTGCTCGTGCTGCTGCTGCTGATGCTGCTCGTGCTGCTGCTGCTGATGCTGCTCGTGCTGCTGCTGCTGATGCTGCTCGTGCTGCTCGTGCTGCTGCTCGTGCTGCTGATCGTGCTGCTGATCGTGCTGCTGCTGCTGCTGCTGCTTGGGCTGAGTTTGACCGTCGCGTGTATGAGGCATTTGGGGTGAGTGACAATGGCGACGCATGAAGAACCGCTGCCTGCGTGGCTGGAGGCGGAGTTGAGGGCGCAGGCCCTAGGTCCGAGGCCCGTGGTACAAGCACCGAAGCAACCGAAGCGAGAGCCGTCGAAGGCGGCGTATGGGAGGGGAGAAGATTGTCCTTACTGACCGTGACCGTTCTGACCGTGGCGCTGTCTCCGTCGTGGAGTGGGTACGTCGGGATGTACGCTGACCCGGCGCACTGCCGGGCGATGATGGATGTGATCGCCGAGGAGGACCCCGGCGCTGTGATCCGCTGTGAGCCTATGGTGCTGCGCGAGCCGGTGCCTGTGCCGCCGCCGAGGCCGGACAACTTGAAGCCGCGCCACGTTCCTTTGCCGGTGCCACCGATGAGGCCGTGGGGATGACCAAGGACCGAGAGAGAGAAAACTATCGAGCGTTCATGGCTGGCCTAGAGGCCCTGACGCGCGAGCATCGCGTAGAGATCAGGGGCTGCGGTTGCTGCGGGTCTCCGTGGCTTAATCCACTAGAAGACGGTGATGGCGCTTACGCGGTAGAACGCGACGGCCCGTTTGAGTTTGCTCGCATCACTTGGGAGAAGCGGAAATGACCAAGAGGAAAGACTCAAAACCGCGATTGGTGTTTGTCGAGACGCCGTTGACTGCGGAAGAGGAAGCCGAGCGCGTGGAGTTGATGCGCGAGTTGGGGTTCGACACGAGCCCGTTGGCTGGCAACAGGAACTGGGTCAGGCAGTTTAGGCTGCTCAAGGAGTTCCGTGATCGGATCGCGGCGCTGGAGGGGAGATTATGATCCCCCGCCAGATCTTCCTGACGTGGAAGGACAGGGACATTTTGAGGAGCAACTCGCCCATTGTGCAGATGGGCGTGAGGAACCTGATCAAGCAGAACCCGGCGTGGTCGGTGACGGTCTACGAGGACGCCGACATCGACGAGTACCTGCGGCAGAACCTGATGTCGGGTGACTATGATCTGATCAAGGACGAGCACATCGTCGCCAAGAGCGACTTGTGGCGGCTGCTCAAGATCTACCTTGAGGGCGGCTGCTACATGGACATCGACCGGCTGGTTAATGTCCCGATGGACGAGATCGTGACCGAGGGCGTGCAGTGGGTGCTGCCGACGTGTCTGGAACACGACTTCAGCCACGACTTCATGTGCAGCGCGCCCGAGAACCCGGCCTTCTTCTCGGCCATCGTCCTTCACCTGCAGCGGCGCATGCAGGGGCACAAGAACGTCTACCTGCTCGGCCCTCAGACATGGATGCACGCTGTCAGCCAGACGCTGATGGGGCGGCAGTTTGAGACGGGAGCGGGGCCAGCGGCTTTCGCTGCGATCAGAGAGCAGATCGCCAAGATGCCGTTCATCAAGACCTACCGGGAGAGCCCGCCCTACGACATGATTACCTACCGCCACGACTCCGATGCGTGGCCCTACGACCATGAGGCGGAGAAGCGTCGGCTGTATGCCGACAATGGCATGAAGCACTGGACGGGGGAGTGGTGATGAGGATCGCACTGGTGACGGGCGGGTTCGACCCGATCCACTCGGGGCATATCCAACTTTTGAGAGAGGCGGGGAAGTTGGGCGACATCGTGGTTGTCGGTCTGAACAGCGATGATTGGTTGAAGCGCAAGAAGGGCGCTGCCTTCATGTCACAGGGGGAGCGAATGACAATCGTGCGGCACCTGCACATGGTGCATTCCACGCTCTCCTTTGATGACAGAGACGATACTGCGTGTGACGCGATTGCGTTGGCGTTGAAGAAATGGCCAGACTACATCATCCGATTTTGCAATGGCGGCGACAGGATAGCGAGCAACACGCCCGAGTTCGAGACCTACAAGGACCACCCCCGCGTCCAGTTCAGATGGGACGTTGGGGGTGACAAGGTTCAGAGCAGCAGCGATCTGCTGGCGAGATGGGAGAACCGGCATGCAGGTAAGTGAAGAGGACGTCGAGCGCGCCGTGATCGAGGCTTTCAGGGCGGTTTTTCGCAAGTGGAAAAGAGAGGAGAAGTGACATGGAGTTTCTGAACGAAGACAAGCGCATCTGGAACGACCTGACTGACGATGAAAAGGGCAGGCTGCTGGTGGCTTTCCATTATGGGAAGATTATCGAAGTGTGGGATGGCGAAACATGGAGACCCACCCGCAAAAAGGGAGAATGGGTATCGCCAT